CGCTGCCCTCATTGAGAAGCACTTCGGCGGTTCAGCCAAAGAAGAGCCTCAAGTCGAAATCACAAAAGCTCTCGATACAGAGAAGCGCATGGCGCTCTTCGTTGTCCTTGAACCACAAGATGGTGACACAACAGACGACCTTCACGGCGATACATATACCGCAGAAGAAATCGAGAAGGCTTGCAACAACTTCAACACTCATTGCAACACTGCAAACATCTTCCACCAAGTTGAAACAGAAGAAGCACAGATTGTTCAATCGTTCATCACACCAGCTTCATTTGAACTGGATGACGGACGTGTTGTCAAGAAAGGAGCATGGCTCCAGTGGTACTACTTCCCTGAGACTGATACTGGCGATGTATTGTGGGATGGCGTGAAGAGTGGTGATATCAATGGCGTTTCAATTAACGCTCTGGCAACCGTTGAGGATCTTACATCATGACAAAAGCAACTCGTCGCCTAACGGACATCAAGTTCGAACACGAAGGCGCTCACGTAGCATTGGTCGGTAAGCACCAAGGTGGCCCAGCAAATGGGATCACTACTCTTATCACCAAGGCAACAAACAACATCACACAGGAACAAGTAGCCAAGGCTGCAACCGTTACTGTGGAAATGCAATTCCCTGAATTCCTTCGTAAGTTCTTCGGACTTTACTGGGATGATGCAGAAGTTCTTTCTGCTGTTATGGGTTATGGCCGTACCGAGTATCCTGACTCTACCGAGAAAGACTACATCGATTCCCGTGTTGAATCTATCAGCATCATGAAAGCGGTATACAAAGCCCAAGACGTGGAGAAGGCTCTTGCAGCTCTGACTCCAGAACAACATCTGGCCCTTATGGCTGATCAAGAAATGCTGGAGAAAGCGTTTGCTGCTCTTCCAGAACAACCTATCGAACAAGAGGAAACTCAATTGGAAACCATCCTTAAATCGGCCCACGAAGAATTCGTTACCAAAGCCGTAGCTGACGCTGTTGCCGAAGTGCAGAAGTCCCTTGATGCTCAAGCCACTGTGCTGAAAGCCGCTCAAGCTAAACTGGCTGAATTCGAAACTGCTGCTGTTGAAGCTGTTACAAAATCCCGTCATGACGCACTAGCTGCTGTAGTCGCTGCTGACAAAGTAGAAGCCCTGATGAAGTCTTTGGCTCCATTGGACGCAGAAGCATTCGCTGCTGTTGTTGATACTTTTACTGTACAAAAAGCTGCCGAAGCTACCTCGGAAATGTTCAACGAATCTGGCGTTGCCGGTGACGGTGCAAAAACTGACGAAGAAGTTGACGCAACAACTCGCATCCTGAAAGCCAAATACGGCATCAAATAATTCTACGGAGAATATAAACAATGGCTACTTACGCATCTGACACTCAACGTCTGAGCAACTGGTTGAAGTGGGAAGAATTCCCAGACAGCGGTACTACACGCGAAGTCATCAACAAATCGCAAACTAACGCCACCATCACTGGTTCGGTATTGGACAGCAACTTCCAACTGGTTGTAGCTGGCACTGTAGGCGATGCTGCTTACATTCTGATTGACGACCTGACGCGTCCATCTGCTGCTGAATTCAGCAAGGCTTTGGTACTGGCTCGCGGTAAAGCGAAAGTCGGTAAACGTGCTTTGGTATTCGGGGCTGGCGTTTCTGACGCTAACAAGGCAACCGCTTTCACCAAGCTGGCTACCCTTCAAATCTTCGCTGTCGATCAAATCGACGTTGCAATCCACTAATTCAAGGAGCATATAAATGTCTCAAGTTCAAATTGCCAAGGCTGCTGTTCGTAGCTTCAACGGCGACAACTACGAATACACCGACCTGACCGCTCCACTGATGATCGTTCCGAACATTTGGGGACTGGGACAACAACTCGGTATCTTCAACATGGATACGACCAACCAAGAGTCAATCACTCTGGAAGAAATCACAAAAGGTTTCGGTTTGGTAACTGACGTACACCGTGGCCAACGTCACCAAGTATCGGCAGACCACACCCGTCGTATGATGAGCTTTGCTGTTCCACACTTCACACTTGACGATGCAATCACTCCGCGTGACATCCAAGGTAAGCGTGCGTTCGGTCAAGACATTCTGGAAACACTGGCAGCAGTTCGTGCCCGTAAACTGGAAACCATCCGTCAAAGCTGGTCGGCTACCAAAGAAAAAGCGATCTGGCACACCATCACAACTGGTACTGCCTACGCTCCAAACGGTACTGTAACATACGACTGGTACGCTCAATTCGGTGCAACACGTACAATTGTTGACTTCGAACTGAACACAGCAACAACCGACATCATTGCTAAGACCGAACAAGTTTTCACTGCGATTCAGGATAATGCACATGACGGCACCATCCGTGGTGACATCTACGCTATCGCTTCGCCAGAGTTCTTCTCGAAGCTGATCGGCCACCCAACCATGAAGGCTCTGTACCTCGCGTACCAGCAGTCTCCACAGTTGCTCCGTGACCGTCTGAAAGCCTCTGGCTACGATGACCGTTACCGTGAGTTCACCATCGGTAGCATCACTTACGTGGAATACCGTGGCGTTGGTCCAGATGGCGTGCGTTACATCCCTGCTGGCGAAGTTTACTTCCTGCCAAGCAATCAAGGTTCGAGCGATAACTTCGTTACTTACCACGCTCCAGCGGATCACTTCGACTTCATCAACACTCAAGGGCAGGAAATGTACGCCTTCGAGTACGGTGATAGCCGTGGTCAATTGATCGAAATCCAAACCGAGTCTAACTTCCTGAGCGTCCTACGTCGCCCACAGTTGATCGTTAAGGGTATCGTTGGTGCCTAATTGAATAGGGCGCTTCGGCGCCCTTTCATTGTTTTAGGAGAACCAAATGCCATATACACATGATCCACTGAACAACCCGATTGACCGCATTCGTCTGAATGTCGGAGACATTTGGGATGACATGGAATACCTAACTGACGCTGACTACCAATACTTCTTGGACGCGGCGGATGGGAATGAAAGACGAGCAACGATGGATGCTGTACGAGCCATCCTGTTCAAACTGACTCGCATGACCCGTGAACGCACTGGAGACATTGAAGTCTACGGTGGTGATTGGTTCAGCAACTACATGAAGGCTTTGCAGCTTATATTGAAAGACCCTAACATTTCGATCAGCTTAGCTGTTCCATATGCTGGTGGTATCTCTCGTTCGGATATGCAAGCCAACAGAAGCGACCCTGACAACTTCCAAATCGGAATCGGCATGTACAAGATCGCACAAAGAAATGCGGTATTGGCTGGTGATTGCGGAGGATGTGATGGGCTTTACTTTTAAAGTAGAAACGCGAAAACTTCCAGCCTTGCGAAAGCGGCTGGCCCAATTAGACGGTACGGAAATCGAGATTGGTTTCTTTGAAGAAG